TTAAAATGACAGGGTTGCCGGTTGAATCGTGGTGAAATCCTCCTGACCGGCAAACAGAAAGGAGAAATCGCTCTCGCATACCCGTTTTACCGCCGGATGCTGGATCATCCGTTCGGCGAAGATGACGTAGTACTCCTCCATCAGATCCTGGGTCTCCCCCAGCAGCATCACCTCTTCTCCTTCCAGGATCTCCTCCCGATAGATGGTAGGAGCCATGAAGATACCCTGGTTGAAGAAGCCGAACGCCTTCATCAGGGCCGCATCGTCAAACTCGCCGAGGATGCTGGGCGATACCCCCTGCTGCTCGAACCACTGGGTCAGCTGGCGACCCATGGCAGTGCGCCGACCCGGGATCAGCAGCTTGCGCTCCTCCAGACAGGCCGGAAAAGGCAGCGACGGCAGTGGCGCCTTGCAGAAGAAGCTGACCCCGCAGCCACCGAGCCGCTTGGAGAGCAGGCCGGCGTGCTGGCTGGAGTCCACCGGGCAGTCCGACAGGATCATGTCGAGCTTGTGTTCGCTCAGCTGTTCCAGCAGCAGCTCGTGGGTCGATTCGAAGCAGCGCAGGTGGATAGAGCCGTCGTTGGGGATGACGGAGAGCAGTACCCGGCTGGCAAGGCGTTTGGAGAGCGCATCGGCGATGCCGACGTCAAACAGGATCTGGCTCTCCTTGCGGTAGTTGACGATATCCAGCATCTCGTAGGAGAGGCTGAACATCTTGTCGGCATAGCGAAACACCAGCTGACCCAGCTCGGTCGCCTCGAGGGAACGCCCTTTGCGCATCAGCAGCTTGCCGCCCAGGCGCTGCTCCAGCAGCTTGATCTGGCCGGTGACGGTCTGCGGCGTCAAGAAGAGGGCTTCCGCCGCTTGCGTGACGGAGCCCTTCTTCTGAGTCATCCAAAAATAGTAGAGATGGTTGTAGTTAATGTGTGACATAGTACCGCAATCCCATGATATTCAATGAATCGTAAGGGTTATAAAGTGGCACTAGAGGCCATAATCAGAAGTTGCGCCGCCATTTTGCCGCCACTTCTCCAGCGGGTTTAGCCTGGCCGCCTCCTCCAGATGGTCGGGGGCGAAGTGGGCATAGCGCATCGTGTCACGGATGTTCGCATGACCCAGTATTTTCTGAAGAACCAGAATGTTGCCGCCGTTCATCATGAAGTGGCTGGCAAAGGTATGCCGCAAAACATGGGTGAGCTGCCCTTCCGGCAACTCGATCCCCGTCGTCTTCAACGCCCGCCCGAAATCCAGATAGCAGGGAGTAAACAAGCTCCCACCTCTCACTCCAGACATCAACTCATCGTAAAGCACCGGGCTGATCGGCACCGTCCGGTTTTTATTGCCCTTGGTGTTGGTATAGGTGATCCGGTACGGGGTCACCTGCGAGGTGGTCAGTGCCTCAGCCTCTCGCCAACGTGCACCAGTCGCCAAACAGATCTTGATGATGAGAGCCAAGTCTGGGTTGGGGTACTGCTGGGCAGAATGGAGGAGTTCGGCAATCTGCCCCGGCAGTAAGAAGGTCATCTCAGAGTCGGGCGTCTTGATGCTTGTCGTCATTTGCAACGGGTGAGCATGTTGCCACTCCCCCAACCGGATAAGCTCACCAAACACGGCTTTGAGAAACGCCAGCTCCTGATTGACAGTTCGTGCGGTGATCGCCTTCTTGGCTCCAACATTCCAACCGTTGTCTATCTCACCGGCCATTCGCTTGGCCCGATAGTGCGCCCACATCGAGGGGGTGATGTCGATCGCCTTGGGGTTGCCCATTCCGTTGCAGATGATCTGCAACTTGGCCAAGCGAACCTCACTGCGTTTTAGGGTCTGGCCGTGCAACTTGTACCAGAGGCCGATTAGCTCCTGCAGGGTACGATGCTCCTTCGCATCCTTCCCAAGCCAGGGCTTGGCCTGATGCTCATCCAGAATAAATCGTTCCCAAGCCAGCGCCTCGCCTTTGGTGACGAAGCGCTTGCGTTTGCGGGGCCCATTTCGGCCACCAGGGTATATTTCTGACAGCCAGGGTTTTGTCTTGTGATCTGTTCTACGAACAGTCACGGCGGCGTCACTCCAGAGGGGGGCTCGAATTTGAGCCTATAACCCTGCTTGGGATGGGAAGGCGTATGTGGGAAAGCCAACTCAAGTATCCCTTCTTTTACCATTGGCGTCAGATAATTCCGACGCAGAGGTAACGGACTTCTTCCTAGCAGAGCGCTGAGATCTGCGATCGTTAAATAACCCCACGAACACATACGAACAATCACATCTCTAGTCTCAGCTTCAGTCGCCTTACGTTTAGGAATTTCACGGAAGTTTGCCGCAATACTTTCAATGACCGGCCAGGCTATCTCATCAAAAGTCATATTTTCTGGATCAAACTCCTGACTTCTATCATGACTGAGCTCATGACCGAGCTCATGACCGAGCTCATGACCGAGCTCATGACTGAGCTCATGACCGAGCTCATGACCGAGCTCATGACCAAGCTCATGACCGAGCTCATCATGGCCATTCTGACTATCAACTTTATCTTTAATACTCAGAGGGTTGCGGATAAATGTGCTATCAATAAACTCCTGCCCTGACGCATCATCAGGCGTCAGCAACTGCACATCAGGCAAATGGTAGACTTTGCTCTTATGGCTCCCTTTCGATGCCAGCAGTCCTTGGCGCTCCAACTTGTAAAGTGTCACCGTTACATGCCGAGGGTGCTCCTCAGTCACTTCACAGACCCGCTCGTGGTTTAACCAACCATCAACAGCCGCATAGTAAAGAATCAGTATTTCCAGGGCGGACATCGACGCAACATCAGCATCTAGTCTCGCCGATAGCTGCGCCATCATCTCTTGCGGAATGATGTCAGCCATATGCAGTTCAAGCAGGGTCTGCTCCGGATTCTCCACTTCCCGCAATCTGGGTTGTGTCCAACGATTGCTTTTCCAGCCACTGAAAATCTTCGGAATACCTGAGCCAGCCCGCTCTCCAAGACCAATCATCAGAAACATCTGATGCATAATCCTGTTGCGGCAATCACTATGACTACCCTGCAAGGCAAGCTCATGCGGAATCCTCATCAAGCCAGGATTCCTGAAACCAAACATATCGGGCCGTTTGACGATCAAGACAGACACATTCGCTGAGTAGTCCGCATGCACAAGGGTATTGACTAGCGCTTCACGCAACGCGACATGCACTGGGCTGTCCTCAAGGCGTTGACCTTCCGACAGCGTGAACTGTACTTTCAGGTCAGCAATGAGCTTGCGGTACACCCTCCGGTAAAAATCGAAGATATTGCCTGACCAGCTACCATCCGGAAATATCCTGTCTATCCAGCGCCGCTCCGCCTTTGCCTCTGGCCGTTCCTGGTAGTCGACCACATAGTGAGGTACCCCCTCTTGGATGGCCTCCCACTGCCCAAACATCAATAAACCAGCGAGGGTAATCCCCTCTTCACCAGTTTCTCGATCCTTACGCCAGCCCCGTAGTTTCTTAACCAAGTCGAAAGGTGCGAGGTCCAGCCAAGGGTGCCCAGGCTTAGCTGCGGAAAAGAGATTCCGATAGGCCCCGATGCTATCCAAATCCAGATCATCAAAAGTGAATCCTTTGAGAATTCTGGCGTCCCGTTCATCTTCGAGCTGCTCAGCCACCATCCGCTTAATGGTTTCTTGATCGCACGCCCTGTCCCCGTCATACAGCCGCCGGTAAGTCCCAGCGTAAAGATTATTGTTGATAAAGACCGGTTTTTGCTTTCTGGCTGCGGCTGGGATGTTAATACGCAGTATCTGCTTGCCATCTTTGAGCAAGGTGACTACGTCATCCTCCGTCAAGAGGTTGATACTGACTTTGGCGGGGTTGTTTAGTTGGCTAAATAGTTCTTGCTTTACCTTTTCAATATTTTCAATACCGGCAACAGAGAACTGCCCCTTGTTCTCGCTCACACCCAGCAGCACCACTCCGCCCCTGGCGTTCGCCATCCCGCTGTAAGTACTCCAAAAGTCCTTGGGTAGCTGGCCCTTCCCCTCAGCTCCTTGCGCCAGCTTGCACTCTAACTCACAGCTTTCGGCCAGTGTGTCAAAGTCCAGTTCACATTCATCTTGTGGGTGCTCTCTGTCCATCAGAACTTCTTCCCAGCCCAGACCACCCGGCCAACCACATGCAGGTCCGCCCGTTGCTCCTTGGTGAAGTCCCATGACTGGTAGGTGGGGTTGTCACTGACCACTTTCACGTCGCCCAGGGGGGAGAACTGCAGGCGCTTCACGAACAGCCCGCCTTCCATCCGAATCACATGCAGCCCATCCCTCGGCGCATCGCCGTTGGCCAGGTGCAGCAGGATGATGTCGTTATCAGAGATGGTGGGCTCCATGCTGTCGCCCTTCGCCCGGATCACCGCCAACCGATCCGGCTTTAACCCTTCCTTTCTCAGCCACTCGGTTCGGAATGCCATTGGTTCAGACTTCTGCTCGTCGCTGACAACCTGGCCATGCCCAGCCGATGCAAACACCTGGTAACTGTCGATAAAGGTGAAGTCGTCATTGGCCCCCATTAGTGGGCTTGGGGTGGTTTCGATCCTCGACACCTGGGGATGATAGCCAGCCGCCGCTTCTCGGGCTTCTTGAACTGATTGCCCTGATGAGGGGATGGCAGTAGCCCCGGCCAGGATGCGCTCCCAGTCATCACCGCAGGCCAGCCACCGGAGATCTACTCCAGCAGCCACCGCCATGGCAATAAACCGCTCCACATTCGGCAGGGCTTCCAGTCGCTCGTATTTGAGAATCGATGAGTCAGACATCCCTGATCTGATAGCAAAAGAGCGCCGAGACTCATTACCTCGAATCTGGATGAGCCGTTCAGCAAACGCTTTTGCATCAAACATATGCAGATTTAGCTCGTCCATTGGTTACCACCTCTTGGGGGAATGATGGGAAATAACCCACGCATGTTGTTGACATATGGTTGTGTCCAGCTCATATTGTGCCTACCAAGGTTTGCTGCTGTCGAAAAATTCAAACCATGGTTGGCAGTAATAACGCCCAACTAGGGCCAATAAGCATCAATGTAAGCGATGAGGCGTCATCATGACACAAATGCAACCAGCATTCACCTTTCCGGTCTGCTCCAAGGAGAAGTTCGCCGAGATGACCGGTTTCACTGAGGACTACGTCCAATCCATGATCGAGGCAGGGCGCCTTCCTATCCTGCCGAAAACCGGTCTGCGGCAAAAAGTGGTCATCAACCTCGAAGCGCTTCGGATGGAATGCCATCAAGCAGCACTTGTCTCTCGTTGAGTCTCTGTCATTCAAGGAAAGGCAACCATGTTTGAACAGACTGCATCCAAACAGCATAGCTATGAGGCTGCGTGCGCACTTTTCGCAGCAAGGTACAACCTCGCCGAGGTGGCCAGGTCAGCAGAGATTGGGGAGCAGATGCTGCGCAACAAGCTGAACCCTGACCAGCCGCATCAGCTGACAGCTCGAGATCTGGTTGCCCTCTACCACGCCACCGGTGATGACACCCTGTTTGATGGCCTGCTGTTTGATTGCGGCCTGACTGCCGTTCGTCTCCCTGCCGGCACAGCCAGCGCCCCAGAGGCCCGAGCCATGCAGGCGCTCAATGCGGGCGCCCAGATCCTGGGCGTCACTGCCCAGGCTACCACCCTCCTCGCCGGTGACCGCGTCACCAAATCACACCGAAACACCGTCGTCACCGGCATCTGGGCAGGCATCGAGCACCTTGTGCTGTTGGCCACCGAAGTCGAAGACCGCTTTCACGCCGTTCCTGGTCTTGCGTGTGCTGCCGACATGGCCCGCGCAGCCCTCGGCGCATAGGAGACCAGACCATGAGATTGATTTGCCCCCACTGCGGTTACCACGCGAATACCCGCAACTCCACCAAAATGAGCCCGCTGACAGGCCACGCCTATTACGCCTGCAGCAATGTCGACTGCGGCCACACCTTCAAGGCGGCGTTTGAAATCGTCGGCACCATCAGCCCATCCGCCATGCCCAATCCGGCCATCGTGCTGCCGACCTGCAAGGGCGTGGGAAAAAACTGCAAAACCATGTCGAAGAGCGTCCCGCTCAAGGAGCCAGCATGAAACTTCGCGCCGAGCAGCCGGGGCTGATCCCGCTGCCTTTTCTGCTGTTCAACCGCGCCACCGTCGTCACCAGCGGCGACGAGCCGGTGATGCGCAATACCACCCGTTTCGACGGCAGTTATCTGGAAGACAGCCAGGGCCGCCGCGGCGCGCTGCGCTTCCAGCCGTGCCATCAACCTCGCCCGCACTGGCTGACCAAGCTGCTGCAGGCATAACCGGAGGGCCTCCCCATGAACACAGCACAGGTTTTCGAGCTCGTTCAACAACCCAGCGCCGCAGAAGTGGCGCTGGCAGAGATGCGCGCCAAGTTCGGCCGCAATGGGGCGGCCAGCCGCTGGTCACGCCTGCCGACCCGGGCCCGCGCCGTCATCTGCTACGCCGCCGGGGTGTCGACCACCCTCGCCGGGCAGGCGCTGGACCAGTTCGACTTTGAGCAACAGGAGGCGATCCGCCTCGCTCTGGGGGAGCTGCTGGCGACCCTGCACGAGTTTGATGGCGGCGTGCTGCACCGCCGCGAATGGCACCGCACCACCCGCCGCATTGAGGGGCCGACCCGCAGCGAGCAGGAACAGGCAGAACACGAGAACAAGCGCCGGGCCGAGCTCAACGAGCAGGCCGGCATTTTGGAAAGCCGCATGGCGGTAGTGAGAAAGGTGGCCGGAAGCGGCCAATAAAAAACCCCGCTATCGGTGCGCCAACACCAGCGGGGCTTTCAATCAATCAACGAGGTAAACCTCATGAACAATCTTACAGCAGAACAGGCGATCCGCAAAGTCGCGAACAGCCTCATTAATACCCACCGCCCCCAGCTGGGGGCATGCCACAGCCTCGCCGTCGAGGCGAGCCTTGAGGCGCTGGCCGAACTGGCCGACGAGCTGGCCCTGCTCGACATCTACGCCGAGCTGACCAAGCGCCTCGAGATCCTGCAGGGTGGCCAGCGGCCGCCGGTGCTGGTTGGCAGCACTCCATCCGGGGATCTCGCTTTCCTCAAGCTGTTCAACGAGTTCGCCATCGCCAACCCTCAAGCCGCCGACGAATGGCTGTTTACCGATGCCAAGGGCTGCTTTACATGGCAGGACGATGAGCAGGGACTGGTATTCATGCCGCCAGAGGTTGAAGTCGAGCAGTTGGCTGATGGTGACCTGCCGTTTATGGAAGGCCTGCACATCATCGGCGTGGATATGGTCAGCGGCCAAGATAGCACCGTGGTATTCCAGCCGCCCTTTGCCCACGCGCTGAAAGGCGGTGCCCAATGATCGCCATCACCAGCAAGCACACCGCCCAATCCCCTGCCGATGCTGTCGCCTACCTGGTGCGCCATGGCTACATCAAAGTGCGCGGTCACTGGCTCAGAGGCCAGCGCCACGCCGCCCGTATCGAAACCCTGGCCTCTGGCCGCGCCTGTGTATTGGAAGGAGTAGCAGCATGAGCAAGACCATCATGACCCTGGCCTGCCTGAAACAGTGGATAGCCGAGAACGAAGCGCGCCTGGTACCCACTGCCCCGCTCTGCTGCTGCGGCGAACTGGGGATCTCCATCCGTGTCGAGGCTGGCCATGTCGCCATTGACGAGCCGGATTACAGCCAAGTCGAAGGGGGTGCCCTGTGACTGACGACCTGTTCGAGCTTGAAGCCCCGCAAGATGCTCTGGGTACCACAGAGGCAGGTCCCGCCAATATGCAGCCACCGGCGCCGGTCAGCCCACTGACCAAGTACTGGGAAGTGGAGCTGGAAGAGTTCAACACCTCGGGCCGTGATGCCTGTAGAAACCGCGACATCACCCGGGAGCTGCTGGCACTTGGCGCCATCCGCGCCGTGTATTGGCTGGCGCTGGGCGCTGCCGAGGTCGCGCTGGCCAAAGAGATCGCCGAGTGGTGGGCCGAGTGCGAGCCACTCCACGGACTGGGGGAGACCATCAAATGATCCACGACTTCTGGCTTGATGCCATGTTGAGCGACGCAGCGCGCCGCCGGGAATACCAACTCGAATTGCTGGATGCCCGCCGCCGTCCTTGCCGCCCCCACAGCTATATCAAAACCCTGCTGATCATGGTGCGCGCAGCCCGCCGCTGCGAGCGCCAATCTGCCGCCCGTCTGCGCCAGTCATACAACGGAGGCGCCATCTAATGACCCACCAAAAACCAGCCGGGCTTGCCCCGACTTTGGGCCTCCTGCGCCCTGCAAACAGCCTTTCCGCCGTACAAATGGTCACCCTGGAGCCCTGCACCAAGTGCAAGCAGACCGCCGTGTGCATGCCGGTAGCTGGCCGCCACGGTCGTCGATCTTATCCCTATTGCGTCGAACGCTGCTGGCCGCTGGCCCGCGCCGCCAGTGAAACCGTGGTGAAGGCCGCCCCTGCTGCCCGCCCCTCGATGTTGTGCAGCTGCTGCGGCGATTTCAGCCACGTACGCCCAGTCATCCTGTCCGGCAACCGCATGACCAGCCTGTTTTTCTGCGAAACCACCTGCTGGTCTGATCGGCTGGCAACCCTCGACATGGTACCGACCTGCACCCAGTGCGGCCGCTACCTGCAACCCAACGAGTATGTGAACGGCAAGTGCGGGGTGTGCAAGTGAACGAACCCATCAACAACCTGCAGGGCATCCAGCTGCCACAGCACTACCTGGTCGGCCACCATGCCATCAATATGGCCGGCGCTGCCGAGCAACTGGCCCGCGTCGAGTGGCACGTTGCCAAGCCGCTGGCCAAGACCTACCTGCACCGCTACCCCGCCAACCCGAAAACCGCCAATGTCTGGCTGCGCCGCATCGTTGACGTGTGCGCCGCTGCGCAAAGCCGGTTCCCGATCCCGGTGGTCGACCTGCGCAACGACATGCGCCGCGAACTGGTCGCCGCCGAGTGGGCGCGCCGCTGCCAGCAACTGCTGAACACCGGCGCCAACGAGCGCACCGCCGCAGAGCTGCTGGCTGACCTTGGATCTCAGGCACAGGCTTGGCACTTCTGCCCCACCTTGCCGGTTCACCCCCGCACCCGCGCCGAACGCCTGCTGGAAAGACCGCTGACCGACGCAGAGCGGGCCAATCTGGCCCCTGCCGTAGACAAGTTCGAGGGCGATGCCGCCAGCCTGCTGGTGCGCCTGCTCGATGAGTCCTGGTGGCTGCGCAAGATTAACCGCGCCTGGGCCATCTATTGCGAGCTGATCGCTATCCTCACCGGCCAGGTGCGCAAAGGGGTCAGCCCCTACGCCAGCGCCCACGCAGTGCGCGAGTTCACCCAGCGCAAAGCGGCCCAGCGGGCATGGATGGAGAGCATGAGCGCCGTCAACGAGGAGCTGGGGCAAGAAATCGATCTGACTGACGCCATCATGGCATCCGTAGCCAACCCCGAGATCCGCCGTCATGAACTGATGGTGCGCATGCGCGGCTTTGAAGACATGGCACAGGAACAGGGCAAGCTGGGCCTGTTCCTGACCTTGACCGCCCCATCCAGCTATCACGCCTGGCGAGTGGGTAAACAGGACAAGGCCAAGACCTACCAGAACGAAGACTTCAACAACGCGACCCCGACCGAGACAAACCGCCTGCTGTGCAAACAGTGGGCCCGCTTTCGTGCCGCACTGGCGCGGGAAAAGGTCGGGGCCTTTGGCTTTCGAGTAGTGGAACCACACCACGACGCCACCCCGCACTGGCACTGCCTACTGTTCATCAACCCGGAACATCAGCACGTCTTTCTGACCCTGCTGGCCTTCCACTTCACCGCCGCCGAACGAGACGAGTTGAAAATGCCCAACGGTGCCGAGCTGAACGCTTTGGCAGAGTCGCGCATCCGTAACAAGTTGCCGCACATCAAGAGCCTGCTCGACATCACTGACAAGCAAACCATCAAGGCCATCAACCCCAGGGTGAACTGGAAAGAGATAGACCCGACCAAGGGCAGCGCCACCGGCTATATCGCCAAATACATCGCCAAGAATATCGACGGCCACAAGGTCGGGATGGACTACGAGGCCGAAGCGCCGGTCGACCATACCACCATCGCGGTGGCGGCCTGGGCGAGCTGCTGGCGCATCCGCCAGTTTCAGCAGATCGGCGGCCCTGCCGTGAGCGTGTGGCGCGAGCTGCGCCGCCTGGGTGACGACGTGATCGAATGGGACTGTGTGCTGGAATTAGCCCGCCATGCGGCTAGAAACGCCCGCTGGGGCGACTTCATCAACGCCATGGGCGGCATAGATGCCCCACGCAAAGAGCACCTGATCCGCCTATCCAAGCGCATGGACGAAGCCGCCAACAAATACGGCGAAGATGTGATCAAGCTGCTGGGGCTGATCACCGACGTCGGCATGACCACGGCCGTCACCCGCACCGAAGGCTGGCAGATAGTGCGCAAGGGGGCAGTGGTGCAGGGTTTGGGCGAGCAGCGCGAGCATGCAGTGGGCGAGCGCAGCGAGTTGACCTTGAGCAGCGGCAGCTGCGCCCCTTGGAGTTCTTTCAATAACTGTACGGAAGGATCCAAATCAGGGGTTAAAGGATCAACTCTGGCTAAAGAGTTGAGCCGTATGGGTCTCGATGCGAGCAACGCCGCCCTGCTGCAACACGGCAGCATCATCAATGCCGGTGGCCAGTACGTGCGCCTGGTCAGCGATCGGCTGATTGTGACCCGTCGCTGGCCTGGTGCTGGCGATGCCGTGGCCGACCAGCTGACCGCCGAGGTCGAGGCCGAACAGGCCCGCAACCGGGCCGCCAGCAGCGACAAGCTGAAGCAACAGGTCCGCGAGCTGATGCACTCCGGCGGCAACGTCACCGAATGGCTGGCCGCCATGCCGCTGGCGCAGGCCGAAGAGGCGATCGCCATCGTCACCCGCCTGCTGGATGACGAAGAAGACCGGGGCCGCTATCAGCCCAGCGAACAGGAGCAAGCCCGCGTCGCGAGCATGCAAGCCGACAACGGCCGCCACGAAGCGGAGATTGCCAAGGCGCGGGCGCGCCTGGGATTTAACTGAGGGAATGAAGATGAGAAACGTAATGCTGGATCTGGAAACCATGGGCAAAGGCCCCCGCGCGGCCATCGTCACCATAGGGGCAGTGTTCTTTGACCCGATGACCGGTGAACTGGGCGCCGAGTTCGAGGCGCATATTCACCTGAGTGACAGTGCCAGATTCGGGGAAATGGACCCTGACACCGTGCTGTGGTGGATGCAACAAAGCGATGAGGCTCGGTATGCAATTGCCTACGACCAAGGAGAGGCTCGCCGTATTTCACTGCTTGAAGGGATACAAACATTCGAGGAGTGGATTCGGGAGAACATGGGAAGCCCTGAGTTTTACCCGTTTGTTCGGCCTTACATATGGGGGAATGGGGCTGGATTTGACTGCACCATCATGGCGAATGCCTATACAGCTCTTGGTCCTGTTGGTCTCGAGTCTTGGAACGGATTCCAGGATAGGGACGTTCGTACAGTCGTTGACATGGGCCGTCATCTGCTGGGCTTTGACCCAAAGAAAGATATGCCATTCGAGGGTGTGGCCCATCGTGCGCTGGACGATGCCAAGCATCAGGCCCGCTACGTCAGCGCCATCTATCAGCGGATACAGGCAGCAATGAACGGCTGCGGCATGGTAGGGGGTGCGGCATGAAAACTATCAACTGGAATCAGGCCTCCGAACTGGGCCTTATCGTTCGCATCAACCGCGAGATCCTGCACCCGTTGGGGCTGGCAATGTGCCGCAATCCGGAGAACGGGGCATCGGATATGCTGCTGGTGAGTCCGGATGGGATATGGGAGTACGACCAGCAGCTTATGGCCAATGCGCCAACGGTCAGCGAAGAAGAAGCTCGGGCAAAAATTGCAGAGTGGACTAAGGAGCTGCAGGCATGACAGATACCATCACTCGCGCCGACGTCGAACGCCTGCAACCGCATTGCCTGCGGCTCTGGCCCATCATCCAACAGCACCCGCCGGGATCGGCGGGTCGCAAGGCCATCACCCACGAACTCAATGGCCTGCCGGCCGCCGACCGCCACATCTGCGATCTGTTGCTCGACCGGATGGAACGGGTCATCCGGTTCGAGGATGCCTGGTTCCCCTTCTACCCGGGCGAGGTCGGCACCCTCACCCCACCGGTGAAAGCCAAGCGGGTGCTGCCAACCGGCCCCACCGCCAAGCAGGTATGGAAGGACACCCGGGCGCGGCAGGGTGCGTTTGCCAGAGAGAACACAAGATGAGCAAACCAAAGGACGCGAAAACCAGAAAGCAGGCGCAGCGATCAAGAGACGCGGCGCTCGGTATCAAGCGGGTAGAGATGCGGCTCTCCATCCGCGAACGCGAACAACTGGAAACCCTGCGCAGTGCTCGAGCCGGATCCGGTGAACCCTACAGCGCCGACGAGTACATCAGCACCCTGCTGCGCCGCGACTGGGAACGCTGGCAGCAACAACAAGCAGAGCTGGCCGAGCAGACCTGCCAGAACTGCGAATGCGCTCTGCCTGCTGGATGCGGCGGTGCATTCAAAGGGCTGCAAGAGTGCTGGCACACCCAGGGCGACAAGACGATAGCGCTATAAGAGCCAAAACGCGAAATGTGTCCGGTCACGCTATACAAGTCATGACCGAGCATGCACCATGACGTATATAAGACTCAGGAGGAGTTCATGGATACATATCCCAAAAGAGTTCGGGACAGCATCATTCCATTATCTGTTGGAAGTACATTGCCTGAAGCGTTTGAAGAATGGTCCTTCACCGAACACACCGAGGATCACGAGCAACCAATAGAAACCTGTCAGTTATGCGGGCAGGAATTGCTGCGTTACCACTTCGAGATCAGAAACAGCCTCACAAGAGCAAGCCTCTTGGTAGGTTCACATTGCATATTGAAGTTTGGGCTGTCGGTTTTCGAAGATGGCCGGAAATTATCTGAACGTGAAGCCAAGAAAAAACTGACGCGGCTGACACAGAAAATGCAGCAAGAGTCCTGTATTCGTGCCCTGGAAAATCTCGCCAGCAAAGAACAAAACGAAATTTTAAGCAAGGCGCTCGATTACTACAGAAAACATCACTATCTGACCCCAAAATTTGCATTTGTCGTATTGTGGCGCCTCAATAGCACCAAAATTGACTACAACCCATCATTTTTCAAAGTCGCGCTCAAAAGGTCACAACACAAAGACGACCTTAAGGGAATGGAGCTGAGTCGCGTTCATGTTATATGGCCAGCACTAAGTTCATCGCAACGAGACATGGCTATGAGCTTCGGGCATACCCAGCCCACAAAAGTGGCCTGACCACAAACGCGCGAAACGCTAAATGTGTCCGGTCACCTCGCCGCCATTGTGGCCGGTAACACTTGATAAAAAGCGCCCCGTTTTGTGCCTGATAGAAAAATCAGATACAAACGGGGCGAGTCGTTTTACTCACCGCTGAGTATTTGCTCTCCCAGAATGCGGGAGCCGCAAAAGTGAAAGGATCTGACGGAAAGTGAAGGATCGCAAAAAGGATCCAAAACACCGCGCGCGGCCAATGCTGGCGCGGGGAGCCGATACCCGCCCCCAGTCGTTCACCTGCATGGAAATCGACACATAAAGCGCGCAGGCGAGGCGGGGTCTTGCGGCGCGCTCTCGCTGCGCGGCAGGGTCCCAACCCATCAGCAGGCCACGCCAGCGAGCGCAGGGCGCACGTGCAGGATCCGGCCTTGCGGCTGCGTGGGTTTGAGGGGCGATAGCACAGCGGGCCGCTGGTGCGCGTATGTAGGGGGTGAATGCGGCAAGGTCTGAGCCTTGGCCAGTCAGGTGCTGCCTGACCAGTGACGGGGCAAAAGAAAACCCCGCCTGATGGCGGGGTGGTCGGGATGGGTTGGCCGGGTCAGCGCAGCTGATCACTCTGGCTGGCCTGCTCGGTACCGGCGGCGAGCTTGTACGGGTTGAACCGGATGATCTCTTCCCCTGCCCAGTCGTTCATCGCCAGCAGGCTGGCCTTGATGCTGTCGATCTCGTTGACGTCGAACACCTGGGCGGCCTCCGTCACATTGCCAAACCCGCCAGTGCTGTTCGGCATCACCCCCATCAGCTGGGGCGGAACCCGATGGGTGGCCAGCTGGTCATCCCGGCTCACGTTCTTGATGCTCAAGAAGTCATCCTTGGCCGCTACCTCGGCCACCGGGATCAGCTTGACCCCATCCTTGCTGCCGCCCGGCGTGTAGAGCAGCAGGTTGCGAAAGTTGCCGGGGCCCTTGCTCTGGCGCAGCGCCTCCTTGAGCTTGGCAATATCCCCCTCGTTCTGCACCGCATCGGTGATGTGCATGATGAAGCCGGCATGGCTGCCGTTCTCATAGTACCGGCGACGAAACAGGGTGGCCGACTCGTTCAGCAGTGTCGAATTCAATCCGCCCACATAGTCGGGGATGCCGTAAATCTCCTGGTTGATATCGCTCTCCATCACATGACCCACCCGACCGGCGGGCAGCTCCTGCTCCTGCCCCGGCTGGGCAATCCACCAATAGGTGGCCATATCCAGCCCACGCCGGGTGTACTTGGCACGCAGATGGTCATAGCGCAGCACCCCGCCGATCCGGTTCTGCACCACCTGCAGATACCCGTTGCCAAAAATCAGATAGTCCAGCGCCAGCCCGGTGAAGCCCGCCAGACTCAGTTTCGGATGAGGGATGAAGCAGGAGCGCAAGATGTTGCGCTTAACCTGAATGGCAGAGGCATGATGCACACCGGCCCGATAGACCCGCGACAGCCCATTGAGGGAGAGCGGCGGCTCATACCAGCGACCGTTGTGCATTGACTCCAGGTAATCGAATACCTCCCGCTGCGATAAAACCGGTACCGGCTCGCCAAAGGTGAATGCCTCCATGGATCTTCCGGGTTGTTGGGTTGCCATCACCGGTGGCGTGGGGGATGAAGAGGGTCGACGAGTACGGCGTTTGCTCATTAGAAAAACTCCATAGAACTGGTATTGGCACCGTTGGCACCTGCCAGCGGCTCATGTAAAAGGGCCTGCATCGTTGCCCAGGCAATATCGGCGTGGCTGATCTCCTCGGAGCGGCTGGCCTCAAAGGTCGGCATCCTGCCGCTAGCCGTTAACCCTCGACGGATACTCATAAACGCTTGGGCCAAGTCAGTAAAACCGCTGTCAAACTCCAGCCGCCCCTTGTTCATCACATCCTGCGCCTTCATCACCATCTGCATTTTTACGTTGGCGCTGTACTGAATTGCAGTCACCGCGGGATAGAACTGGCGCACCAATTGCAAAACGCCCTCCCCGATACCCGTTGAGTCGATGCCGATATAGGTAACGTTGTAGCGATCGCACATGGCCCGGATGGCCTTAGCCTGCGCATCAAAGTCCATCCCGCTCCAGCGGTGGCGCTCCAGCACCCGGAACTTGCCACCGGGTACCGCCGGCGGGGCCAGCACGGCGCAGCCGGCGCTATCACCCTTACCGCCCTTGGCCGGGTCATAACCGATCCACACAGCGCGGTTGCCAAGTGGACGCAATGCGTGAGGTTTGTAGTCCTCCCACAACTCCCAGCTGTCGACCATACAGCGCTGCAGGGTAGCGAGCGGGAACACGCTGGCCGTGTCGTCCATGAACTCGCACATCAGCAGGTTGCTGTATTCATCATCGGAATACTCGCTGCGCAGCTGATCCAGGTCGAACAGATCGCAGCCGCCGCGCACAGCATCCTCGACCGTGACAATCTGTCGCCACTGGCCATCGGCGCACAGCTTGCCGCCAGACAGGTTGGCGTGGCTCAAGTCTATTTCGACCCGATCGGCCTTGGCCTTGCCTCGGTTGAAGTTGGCGCCGGACCAGAACGCATAGGCGGGATGGGAAAGGCTGGACGGGGTGGAAATGTAGGTCTGGCGCCACTTCTTGTGCATCGCCATGCCGGAGGCCACCTTGCGGAACTCCAGGAAGCCATGGATCCAGAAGTACTCATCCATGTAGATGTTGCCGTGGTAGCTCTGGGCGGTGCGGGCGTTGGTACCGAGGAAGTAGAGGTGCGCCCCGTTCGGTAGCACCATGGGGTCGCCCTTGAGCTCCACCCCCTCCTCCTTGGCAAACTGGATGATGTACTGCTTGAACACATGGGCCTGCGCCTTGCTGGCAGACAAGAAAATCTGATTACGCCCGGTCACCAGGGCATCAATGAACGCCTCGAAGGCAAAGAAGTAAGTGGCCCCAATCTGGCGCGACTTGAGCAGATCGCGGATCCGGTGCAGCTTGCCAGCTTCGTACCAGGTGCGCTGGTAACCGAACATGGTCGACTCGAACCGCTCGATTAACCGCTCTTGCTGCTCGGGCTCTACCACATTGCGCTCGGGCGCCTTCTTCGGCCCCTTGTTGCGGTTCGCCACCTTGGGATTGAGGTCGGTTTCATTGCCGCCATTGCTGTATTTGTTGACCCGGGCGATGCGCTCCAACTGCCTGCCAAGCAGGTCAATCTCCTTGAAGTCGCCGCCGCTCTTCACATCCTTGGCGATCAACTGGCACATCCGCGCCTCAATGGCGAAGTCGACCCGGTCAATGGGTTTGATGTCATCCCAGCCGTCGCGCTTCTTCCAGGTCGAGACTGTCCCCTCCGGCGTCTGCAGCAATTCAGCAATGGCGCGGAGCGGGTAGCCCTGAAAGAACAGGTGCATGGCCTGCCGTCTGGGTTCGATATGGGGGAAAAGTAAGGGTGCTGTCGTCATGGCGCCAGTCTACCCAGCCGCTACCGCTCCAAACTCCACCGCGCCAGTGTGCCAGCGCCGTACACACTGGCCGCCGATTGCACGATCCCGCCTGTCACCCAGACCATAACCGCGACATCACCACCCAATCACCAAAGGGATCCCAGCTCATGGCGAAGAAAGCAAAATTCAAGCGCGTCGCGGTGGCAGGCCAAACCACCGACGGCCGCACCATCGCGCCGGAATGGCTCACCCAGGCAGCCAAAAACTACAACCGCGAAAAGTACGGCGCCCGCGTCAACCTCGAACACTACCTCAGCCCGTTCCCTGATAGCGATTTTCGCGCCTATGGCGACGTGCTCTCCGTCTATGCCGAAGAGGTCGAGATCGACGGCAAAAAGAAAATGGCCCTGTTCGCCGATATCGACCCGACCGAAGACCTGATCAAACTCAACAAAGCCCGCCAGAAGGTTTACACCTCCGTCGAGCTGGATCTGGACTTTGCCGGTACCGGCGAGGCCTACCTGGTAGGTCTTGCAGTGACCAACACCCCCGCAAGCCTCGGTACCGAATACCTCCAGTTCTGCGCCGGTGCTGGTGACAAAAGTCCGCTGGCAGCGCGCAAGCAAAAATCGACCAACCTGTTTACCTGCGCCATCGAAACCGAGGTCGAATTCACCGAAGAGGGCGACAAAGGCCCAGGCCTGCTGGAACGGGTCACCGCGCTGTTCTCCACCCACAAGAAGCAATCCACCGCCGATCTCAGCGATGTGCACCAGGCCGTCGAGACAGTCGCGAAAGAAGTGACCAGCCTCGATGCCGACCTGCAGAAGAAGTTCACCGAGCAGGCCCAGACCATCACCGAACTGACCAGCCAGCAGGAAGCCACCGCCAAGGCGCTGGCCGCCCTCACCGCCAACCTGGAAGGCCAGGAAGATTTCAGCCACAAACGCCAGCCAGCCACCGGTAGCGATGGCACCACCATTCAAACCGACTGCTAAGGACCATGCCCAATGCGTAACGAAACCCGCCAGAAGTTCAACGAGTTCACCGGCCAGGTGGCCAAACTCAACGCCGTATCCAGCGCCGCGGTGCAGTTCAACGTGCAGCCGAGCGTCCAGCAGACCCTGGAAACCAAAATGCAGGAATCGGTCGAATTCCTGAAAATGATCCAGATCATCCATGTCACAGAGATTAAGGGAGAGAAAGTTGGCATCGACATCGCCGGCACCATTGCAGGCCGCACCGATACCAGCACCAACGTTCGTGAACCCAACGACCCCAGCACGCTCTATTCCAATGAATACGAGTGTGCCAAGACCAACTACGACACCAGCCTCCCTTACAACAAACTGGATATCTGGGCCAAGTTCCCCGACTTCCAGACCCGTATCCGCGATGCCATCCTCAAACGGCAGGGGCTCGACCGCATCATGATTGGCTGGAATGGCGTCGCCGTGGAGAAGAACACCAACCGTCAGACCAACCCGCTGCTGCAAGACGTGAACAAAGGCTGGCTGTATCACATCCGTGAAGAAGCCCCGGCAAAAGTGATGGATGAAGGCGAACCGGGCTCCGGCAAGATCTATGTCTATCAGCCGAAGAACGACGCAGACACCAAGGAAGGCGACTACCACAACCTCGATGCGCTGGTATTCGATGCCGTCAACGAGGCTATCGCCCCCTGGTATCAGGACGACACCGATCTGGTTGCCATCTGCGGTCGCAAACTGCTGGCCGATAAATACTTCCCCATCATCAACAACGCTGACAACAACCAGGACAAGCTGGCCGGTCAAGTGCTGGTGAGCCAAAAGCAGATCGGTAACCTGCCAGCGGTGCGCGTCCCCTTCTTCCCGGACAATGCCATTCTCATCACCAAGCTGAAAAACCTCTCCATCTACCCGCAGGAAGGTGCCCGCCGCCGCCATATCGCGGAAGAACCTCACCGCGACCGTGTCGTCAACTACGAAAGCTCCAACGACGCCTATGTGGTCGAGGATTACGACTGCGTCGCCCTGATTGAAAACATCGTCATCGGGCCGAAACCGGCCGCTGGCGGTTAAGGGGGATACATGACATCACCTGCCCGTCGCAACCGCGAACGCAAACTGGCCGCCCTGCAAGGGGCGACCAACCCTCAGTTCGACCAACAACGCGCCAACGCCTACGAGCTGCAACTGATGCAACTGGCCGAACACCGCCGCACCCTCAAAGGCATCCAGAGCATCGAGCGCAAGATCGACGCCAAGCGCCCCATGTTGGCCGTCTACAAACCCTGGATTGATGGCCTGCTGGCCGCCGATCGGGGCGGACAAGATGACGTCCTGGTGACCGTCATGCTCTGGACCCTCGACACCGGCGATCTGGAAGGGGCCCTTCCCATGGCGTCCTACGTGATCCGCCATGGCCTGAGTACCCCGGACCGCTACGAGCGCACCGCCGCCACCATGATCGCCGAAGAGGTGGCCGACACCGCCATCAAGCAGCAAGAGGCTGGCGCAGGCCCAACCTGCGAGCTGCTCACCGCTTACCTCAGTCTGCTGGCCGACTGCGACATCTTCGATCAGGTGCGCGCCAAGCTGCACAAGGCGGTTGGCCGCGCCTGCTACGCCGAAGGGCTCAAGCAGCAAGCCGCCGAGCACTACCGCCGAGCCATCGAACTGCACGACAAGGTCGGCATCAAGAAAGAGCTCGAAGTGCTCGAGCGTGAACTGAAAAAAGAACAGCAGCCCGACGCCCAAGGCGGCGGCAGCTAACCGAGCGAACCCCGCACCCTGGGCGGCTCGGGCCTGACGAATGCCAGCGGCATACCAGACGGCCCGACCACCGCCCAACCTGCGGATAAACAGACACAGGAGCACCATGAGCACCGGATTCATTGCCACAGCACCGACCGCGCCAGATGAAGGGGAGATAGCCAACAGCCCCTTCTGGCCCGCGATCTCGCTGGCTGACCTGCGCGAGACAGTCCGGCTTGATGGCACAGTCACCACCGCCCGCCTCAAACATGCAGTGGTCGACGCCATCACCAGCGTCAACCGGGATCTGGCAGATTGGCGCAGTGCCCGTCAGGTAGAAGGCCACGCCACCCTGGCCGCTGTCCCGATCGAGGTCATCAACAACGAATCGGTACACCTGCACAGCTACCGGCGCGCCGTCTATGCCATGACCCGCGCCAACCTGCTAGAGCGTTACACCGACTACAGCGCCACTGGTGACGGCGTCAAAGGGGCGGATGCCAAAGTCATCAGCTCTGACGACCTCTACCGGGATGCCCGCTTTGCCATCCGCGACATCCTCGGCACCACCCATAACACGGTGGAGCTGATCTGATGCGACTGCGCAGCCAGCAGGGCGACACCCTCGATCTCATCCTGTTCCGGCACTACGGCTACACCGCAGGCATCACCGAGCAAGTGCTCGAACTCAACCCCGGTTTGGCCGCGCTCGGCCCCATCCTCCCGACCGGAACCCTCATCAACATGCCAGCGGCCCCCACCCAGGCCGAGCAGCCGCTGATCCAGCTATGGGACTGACCATGAGCCGCCTCGACGACGAACTCGAACGACTGGCCGACATCAGCGATCAGCAAATCGCTGCTCGCATCCACACCGCCCGCATCAGCGGCACCGGCCCCCACTACTGCATCGACTGCGAAAACCCCATCCCGCAGGCGCGCCGTGAAGCGATCCGGGGCTGCGAGCGCTGCGCCGAGTGCCAGACCATCACCGAATTCCAAACTGCTCGCCACTACGGCGGCAAACGATAACCACAGGAGAGCACGATGCCAGAACCGATCTCATCCAGTGCAGCAACCAGCACCCTCACCGGTCTGGCGCTGCTGTCACTCTTCCCGGGCGTTGACCCCGGCGTCCTGCTCGGTGCATTCGCCGGGGCGCTGGTGTTCATCGCCACCACCGCCGAGCTCGGCAACCTGCGCAAAGCGGGCCTGTTCGTTGCCGCCTTCGTGGCGGGCGCGCTGGCGGCACCGCTGGTTGCCGCCATGCTGGCCAGCGTGCTGCCGCTCAGTGTCGAAGTCCCCAGGGCCGTCGGCGCAATGCTGGCCTCGGCGTTGGCCGTCCACCTGTTGCAGTGGATCCTGCGCAAAACGCCGGAAGACCTGCTCAAACTCCGCAAAGGGGGCTGACATGCTGACCATCCTCTACGCCATGATCTGCGCCGCCATCGCCCTGCGACTGGCAACCTTCAACCGCAACGGGGGAGACTATCGCCCCCTGCCGGCCCTGCTGGCATGGGTCATCACCGTCGCCGCCGGGTCCGTGCCGCTGCGCGTCTTGCTCGGTGTCATGCCAGCGCCAGATCCCGCTGCGGTGCTGCTGGCCGCCGTACTGCTCACCGCCCTGATCGGGTCGCGGGGATCCGTCATGCGCCTGCTGCCGCGCCGCCAGCAGCCAACCACCGCCCGCCACCTGAATGGGAGATTTCAGCCATGAGCCTGAAAAAAGGGGATACCGGCACCGCCGTGGCCGATCTGCAGCGCCGCCTCACCAAAGCCGGTTATCCGGTGGAGCCTGACGGCTGGTTTGGCGGGGCTACCGAACAGGCCCTGCTCGCCTTCCAGCAGGACCATATGATCGCCGCCATCGGTCAGGCTGGCCCCAGAACCATGGCCGCCTTGCTCGGCAGCGAACGCGGCAACCAGCTGACCATCAACCACATGCTGAGCGGGGCTGACCTGCTGGGCCTGCCGCTCGCCACCATGGCCACCGTTGCCCAGGTCGAAAGCATCGGCGAAGGCTTCACGCAAGACCAGCGCCCGGTGGTGCTGTTCGAGCGGCATGTGTTCTACAAGCAGCTCACCAAGCACCAGGGCAAAGCCACCGCCGACCAGATGGCCGCCAACTACCCCAACCTGGTCAACCCCAAGCGCGGCGGCTATGCGGGCGGTGCCGCCGAGTGGGAGAGGCTGCAACTCGCCATCAGCCTGCACCGGGAGGCGGCCATCGAGTCGGCCAGTTGGGGGATGTTCCAGATCATGGGCTTCCACTGGCAGGCGCTGGGCTTTGCCTCGGCCAGCGACTGGCAGGCCGCCATGCAGCGCAGCGAGGTGGACCACCTCACCGCCCTGTGCCATTTCATCCAGCAAGACGCCGCCATGCACAAGGCCCTGCTGGGTCGAAAGTGGGCCGACTTTGCCCGCCGCTACAACGGCCCGGCCTACAAAGAAAACGACTACGACACCAAGCTGGCCAAGGCATATGACCACTTTGCCAAGGTCTATCCGGTGAAGGAGGTGGCGGATGTGGCCTAACCTCCTGCGCTCCCCTCTCACCTGGTTGCTGATCGCCTTGGCCGTCGCCATGGGTGGCTGGGGCTGGTCGGCCACCTCGGCGGCGACCGCCCAAGGCCAGGTCACCACCCTGGAAAGCGACCTCAAGGCGGCCAACGACAAGGCCGTCGAGGCCGAGCGGCGGGAGAAGACCAAAGACAGGGCCATCGATACCCTCAACAGCGAGCTGGACGCCCAGGCAGAAGCCGCAGCCCAACTACAAAGCCAGCTCGGCGAACTGTCGATGACCGCCGCCACCCGCGCCGACACCATCAAGAGGCTCAAACGTGAAAATGCTGAACTTCGGACTTGGGCTGATAGCCCTCTGCCTGATCCTGTTATCAGGCTGCTCCAGCGCCCCGCCATCACCGGCGCCGCAGATTATCAGGCTCACCTGTCAGGGCCTGACCCCATGCCAACTGCCGCCGGCCAGCCCGGCCAATAACGGCGATCTGCTCGACCAGCTGACCCAGACCGAGGCGGCCTGGGCCAGCTGCGCCGCCAAGGTCGATAGCCTCATCACCTGCCAGCAACGCCACCAGAACGGGAGGGAGCATGGAAAAGCCAAAACAGATCCGTGAGGTGCTGACCCGCTGTGTGCCCCACCTCAAGACCAACCCCGACAAGCTGCACATCTTCATCGCCCCGGGCAATGTCGAAAGCACCGGCGCCCGCTCGCTCTCGTTCGAGTGGCAATACCCACTCACCATTGGCATTGAGGACTTTGCCGGCCACCCGGATCAGATCATGGTGCCGCTGCTGGCCTGGCTGCGCCAACATCAGCCTGAGCTGATGACCAACGACGAGCAGCGCAAGGAGAGCATCACCTTCGAGGCTGAATACCTCGCCAACGACCTGATGGATCTCATCATCACCGTCAAGCTGACAGAGCGGGTCAGGGTGTGGCAAAACGAGCAGGGCATTGGCTGGGAGCACCTGCCCGAGCCGCCGGAAGACCCTCATGACGGCATCACCTGGGAATTGTTCATCAACGGGGAATATCAGCCATGGCCACCGACGAACTGAGCCGCCTGACCAGTTGGGCCGATGGCTTGCTGGCCAGCATGGAGCCCGCCGCCCGCCGTCAGTTGGCGGGCGAAATGGCCCGCACCTTGCGCGCAAGCCAGGCCCAGCGGATCCGAGCCAACCTCCAGCCCGATGGCAGCCCTATGGCCCCGCGCAAGCCTCAGCCCAAGCTGAAAAAAAACCGGGGACGCCTGCGCCGCAAGATGTTCTTCAAGATCAGTAACCCTTCCTGGCTCAAGGCCCGCGCCAATGAACATCAAGCCGTAGTCGAGTTTGTCGGCACCGCCAACCGCCTCGCCACCATTCACCAATATGGCCTCAAAGACCGCATCAAGGGCCGCGAGATCTCATACCCAGCGCGGGAACTGCTCGGCATCACAGAACAAGAGCGTGACCAGCTAGAAACCACCCTGCTCGCCCACCTCACCAAAGGACTATAACCACCGCCGCCAGTGTGCCAGCGCCGTACACACTGGCCGCCCCTCGCCTTGCCCGCCATTGCCCAAAACAATGGCCCCATGCAACCGACCCCGACTGAACTCCAACGCCTGATAGACAACCTGATACGCATCGGCACCGTCACCGCCGTGCGATCAGGGGAATGTCGCGTCAAGACCGGCGACCTCATCACCAACTGGCGACCCTATGCTGCAGCACGGGCCGGGAAGAACCGCACCCGCCATCGCCTCTCCATCGGCGAGCAGGTGCTGTTGCTGTCGGTCAGCGGCGATCTACGCAATGCCTACATCGTCGGCCCCATCAACTGCATCGCCTTCCCAGAACCCTTGGCAGACGATGACAACCCGGATCTCGACCGCACCGAATACAGCGATGGCGCCGTCATCGAATACAACCCGGCCACCGGGACGCTCAATGCCACCGGCATCAAGACCGCCACCCTCTCGGCCTCCGTCACCGTCAAGCTCATCACCCCCCTGGTGGAATGCACCCAGGCGCTCAAGGTCGGTTCGACCATCGAGGCGGGCGGCAAGATCACTGCCCCCAGCGCCAAGATTGGCGGCATCGAGGTGACCACCCACAAGCACGGCAACGTCAGTACCGGCAGCGGCACCTCCGGGGGCCCGCAATGAACTGGCTCGGCATGAATTCAGCCACTGGCCGCGCCATCAGCGCCACCGACCACATTATCCAGTCGGTGCGCGACATCCTGATCACCCCGGTGGGTTCCCGGGTCATGCGCCGCGACTACGGCAGCGAGCTGTTCTACCTCATCGACCAGCCCCAGCATCAGGCCACTCGCCTGCGCCTGATGGCTGCCACCGTGCAGGCCCTTATCAACTGGGAACCCCGCATCACCATCACCCGGGTCGATGTGCTGGGCGGCGGCATGAATGGCGCCCTCACCGTCGAGCTCACCTGGCAGCGCAAGGACGGCGGCGCGCCGGAGTCTGCTTCTATCGCCATTCCCACAGGAGCCGCCAATTGAGCAACGTGGATTTGACCCAGCTCCCGCCGCCCTCGGTGGTGGAGCCTCTCGATTTCGAGACCATCCTGGCCGAGCGCAAGGCCACCCTGGTGAGCTACTACCCGGCAGACCAGCAAGCCGCCATCGCCGCCACCCTGGAACTCGAATCCGAGCCGCTCAACAAGCTGCTGCAAGAGAACGCCTATCGGGAGGTGGTACTGCGGGCCCGCATCAACGATGCCGCCAAGCAAACTCTGCTCGCCTTTGCCAGCGGCACCACCCTCGACCACGTGGTTGGTGAATACAACATCGCCCGCCTGCTGGTCACTCCGGGGGATCCGGCGGCCAATCCGCCTGTCGAGCCTGTCTATGAGTCGGATGACCGTCTGCGCATGCGCGGTCAGATGGCCTTTGAGGGGTTGACCACTGCGGGACCGGTCAATGCCTACAAGTTTCACGCCCTGTCGGCCAGTGCCGAGGTGGCGGATGTGGCCGTCGACAGCCCCTCCCCAGGTACCGTGCGGGTGACCCTGCTCTCCCCTGCCGGCCAACCCAGTGCCGACACCCTCAATCGGGTCAGCCAGGCGCTCTCGGCCGATGATGTGCGCCCCCTGTGCGATCTGGTGGCCGTCGAGCCCGCCCAGATCAAACCCTATGCCGTCGATGCCACCCTCAACGCCACCGGCCTTGGCAAAGAGCAGGCCATTGCGGCGGCCACTGCCGCCATGAACCAGACCGCTGCCGCCTATTACCGGGTCGGGGCCACCGTCCCGCTCTCGGCCATCTATGCCGCCCTGCACCAGCCGGGGATCGACAGCGTCACCCTGCGCGCACCGCTGGCAGATGTCACCTGCACGGCGCAGCAGGCCGCCAAACTCACCACCCTCCACCTCGATTAAGGACCAGACCATGGCAAACGCCCTCTATGACAAAGGCCGCGAGAAGTTTCTCACCGGCGCCATTAACGCCAGTGCCGACACCCTCAAGTGCGCGCTGATCAAAGACACCTACGCCCCTACCCTGGGCAGCGACGAGTTTTTCAGCACGCTCTCGTCCCACGTGGTCGGCACCCCGCAGACCCTGACCAGCAAGACAGTCACCGGCGGGGTGCTGGACGCCGCCGACGTCACCTTCAGTGCCGTGCCCACGGCGGCGGTGAAGTATTGCGCCATTTACAAAGACACCGGCAGCGCCGCGACCAGCCCGCTGATCGCCCTGTTCGACACGGCGGCGGGTCTGCCGGTCAGCACGAACGGCGGCGACATCATCATCGCCTGGGACCCCGGCGCCAATAAGATCTTCAAACTCTGATGGCAACCCTCTATCCCGTCTGGCGCGGGTCACTGACCTATCACGACGGCACCCTGTCATTCGACGGGGCGGCGATCTACCGGGGCACCCTGCCGGGTGACGATGACCCCGCGCCGGTCGCCATTGCCGGGGTCAGGGTCGGCCTGTCACCGGGCGGGATAGCGGCAGGGCAAATCGGTGGCATGGCGGCATTACAGCGCGCCAGGCCCACCGGGGTCAGTCAGTTTGCAGCAGGCACGGGCAAGCTGACCCACCGCACCGCACCCGGCGCCGTCGAGGCTGGCGCCAATGGCGCCCCGGACACCACAGCCAGGGCCAGCGTGGCGACTCTGGGCGACCTGCTCGCCATGGGGGCGGCCGAGATGTCCACCCAGATCACCTTGGCGGGACTCAGTGCGGGCGCACTGGGGGTGGCCACGGTCAGGGCCAGACTCGGGGCAGGCGGCATGCAGCCTGATGCCATCGAGGCGCCGACCTTGGGGCAACGCCTCGCTCCTGCAGGGGTTGATCTTGGTGCCCTGGGTAGCCACCGGGCCCGAGTGCGCCAGATAGTCGGCGCCCTGTCTGATGGTCAAAGTGGTGCCCAAAGGCTCAATGCCCGGCTGGCCCAGGCCGCGACCCCCTTCACTGGCGCAGTTGGGAGCCCCGTCGCCAAGTACGCACGGATCCTCTATCCGCTGGCCCAGGAGGTACCGCCACCCGGTCTGCCCGCCATCACCGCCGCACTGGTCCCGGCCTCGCTGCTGCCATCGGCGCCCTCGCCGATTGCCAGCACCACCCGCCTGACCACACGGGGCTTTGATGGCTGCACCTTCGGCGCGGCCAAGGTGCATCGCCTGCCCCTGCCATTGCCGACCACCCGGGATCTGCTGCCGCCCTCTGCCACCCGGCTGGAGCACCTCGCTGCTGCCACCCTGGCCAGCACAGTGACGCCGGAGGTGATCACCACCACCCGCTTTGCTGACACCTGCCCGGCCCCGCTGTTGCCCTGGCTCGCCTGGGCCAGGTCGGTGGATTGGTGGGATCTGGCCGAGTCAGAAGACCAGCAGCGAGCCCTCATCAGCGCCTCGTTCCGCCTGCATCAGCGCAAAGGCACCCCCTGGGCCATCAAGGAGGCGCTGGCCGTGCTGGGGTTTGGCGACAGCACCATCATCGAACGCGCTACGGGCCGCCGCTATGACGGCACGCTCGCATTCAACGGCAACGAACCCCACGGGGATCCGTCCCAGTGGGCTGTCTATCGCGTCATCCTCGCCCGCCCGGTCACCACCGTGCAGGCGAACCGCATCCGGCGCCTGCTGGCAGAGATGGCCCCGGCCCGCTGCCATCTGGCGGCCCTCGATTACACCCAGGCGCCCATAACCTACAACGGCGCCGCAACCTACAACGGCAACTACAACCACGGAGCCTCCTGATATGGCGAATTTACAAGAGGTGGTGAGCTGGGACGCAGGCGTCTATCAGCTCGAAACCAGCGACCCGGTGCTCGGTGGCCCGGGTGGCACATCCAACAAGCAGGCCCAGGCGCTGGCGAACCGCACCGCCTACCTGAAAAAGCACATGGATGACCTGGAAGGCGGCACCACCGCTGCGGGCAAGGCCAACAAGCTCACCACGGCGCGCACCATCGCCGTGGCCGGGGATGTGACCGGTCAGGCCTCGTTCGATGGCAGCGGCAACATCTCCATCATCGCCACCTATAAAAACTCCGGGGTCGTGGCGGGGACCTATCGCTCCGTCACCGTCGATGCCAAGGGCAACGTCACCGCCGGCAGCAACCCCACCACCTTGTCGGGCTATGGCATCACCGATGCCGTGCCCAGCAGCCAGAAGGGCGCCGCCAACGGGGTAGCGACCCTGGACAGTGGCGGCAAGGTGCCCGTCGCCCAGATCCCGGCCACCGCCATCACCGACACCTTTGTCGTCGGTACCCAGGCCGCCATGCTGGCCCTGACCGCTGAAATCGGTGATGTCGCGGTGCGCACCGACCTGAACAAGAGCTTCATCCTGCGGGTGGCGGGCGCCTCGACCCTGGCCAACTGGCAAGAACTGCTCACCCCCACCGACGCAGTGCAGTCGGTCGATGGTATGACCGGGGCAGTTGTTCTCCCCTCAGCAACCGAAGGGGGCAAGGGTAAGGCGCAGATCGCCACCCAGGCAGAGGTGAATGCCGGTACAGATGACACCAAATTCGTCACCGCCAAAAAACTGCTGGCATGGGTCAAACAGGCCACCGAAACCGTACTTGGCATGATGAAGGTGGCTACCCAGGTGCAAACCGATGCGGGTACCGCCGACGATGTCGCCATCACCCCGAAAAAACTCCGGTCGGGATTTTCCGTCTTGCTCGGGTCAGTAGGATATATCTGCTTACCAACGTGGATGGGCGGGATCATCATCCAATGGGGGACTGGGGTCGGTGCATCAACCTATGACTTCGGGATTTCCTTCCCCATTGCATTCCCAACCGCCTGCTGGGGCGCCACCGTGTCGTGCGACTACACCGCCGAATCAGGTAACGTCGGCTATGTGGCCTGCACAAAAGAAAGAACTAGACTGGTTTGCCGCTCCAGCGGAACCTATTCCACCAACTGGATCGCCATCGGCGCATAGCAAGGAGATCACAATGATCTATTTTTCAGCCTCCACCATGGGCTTTTATGACACTGACATCCACGCCAGCACCGCCATTCCGAAAGACGCCAAAGAGATCACCAAGGCTACCAGGGACAGCATGGTGAAAGGCCAAGCTAAAGCCATTTTGGCGGCCGATGACAATGGCTATCCAATATTAAGGGACCATCCATAATCAAGATCATTAGTTAGCTCTGCCTTCACCAGGGCTAACTATAAAAATAAATATTAATACACTAGTAGATTAATGTATAATGGAAAAATTTTAGCAATCGAGATCAAATGATGAATCGAGATATTGGCATAGATGTTCTGAGATTAATATCTGCATTTATGGTTGTGGGTATACATACGATCCCCCTATATGCTGGAACTGGAACTACGTCTGATTACATAAATATGCTGTTACAAGCAATTGTAAGATCTGGACTCCCAATATTTTTTATTATTTCAGGCGCTTTCCTATTAACGCATGAAGTAAAATCCATTTCAAAATGGTATATCACTAGATTCTCTTCTATTTTGATACCTTTTGTTTCCTATGCTTATATTCACTATGCCTGCGCTGGCGACCTAACTATATTCAGCACAGCTACATTGAAAGGTTTTAGCACTGCATTACTATCCAGCCAAACAAGTATATCAGTGCACTATTGGTTTATTTATGTGATGATTGGCCTTTACCTTTTAACTCCTGCGTTAAGCTCAATGATGCATGGAATGTCAGCGTTAGGAGCAAAAAGAGCATTCATACTAATAATGGTTCTCCATGCTGTAAGTTCAAACTATCAGATAGTGCAATACGCAACAAACATTCCCAATATATTTTTGGCACCGGAAATATACATCTGGATGCTTTATTTTATCTGTGGTGGTCTTTTGTTTAAGTGCAGAGAGCTGTTCTCATTCAACATGTCACTGTCAATGGTGGCGTTTGGTCTGTTGATGACAGCCGTATTGACGTGGTTAACTCCAAATAAATTTGGCTTTACATTCCAACAGTACGACGTGAATGCAACCATGCTAATATTCACCTCGGGTCTATTCTTGTTGTTTTCTAAGGAGTCATCTTTCTTTAGAGGATTAGGTGTGCGTACTGTAAATTTCATATCATTTTTTGGAAAAAAAACATACGGCATTTATCTGATCCATATACTTGTTCTCAGCCTAGTTATAAAACACATGCCAACCATTAGTGATATGATTGCTAGATATAACATGAACATATTCATGACTATTATTTGCTTTGCAATTTCATGTTTCTTTGCAACACTTATAGACATCCCACTAGAATATATAGTGAAGCGAATAAAACAAGTTACCAAATAATTAGCTAAGGTTACTTGATATAAACCAATGCAACCACCCCGCCCTGTGCGGGGGGGGGTTCGTGACTGCCGTCATCCGTCACCTTGTCACCGCTTCGCCAGTGTGTACGGCCCTCACACACTGGCCGCCGCTCGCCTGTCATCCCCTGCCCCTGCATCCTGACCCTGCTCGCATCACATGCATTACCTACGCACAGAATGCTCCGTCCGGACAACAGGAGAACCTATGGCACTGGACCAATTTCACCACGGCGTGCGCGTCGTGGAAGTCAACGAGGGCACGCGCACCATTCGCACCGTCGCCACGGCGGTGATCGGCATCATCTGCACCGGCAGCGATGCGGATGCCGCTTACTTCCCCCTCAACAAACCCGTGCTGATTGCCAACCTGCCGGCGGCCATCGCCAAGGCGGGCAGCACCGGCAACCTCAAGCGCTCGCTGCAAACCATCTATGACACCGTCAACACCATCGTCATCGCCGTGCGCGTGGCCGATGGAGCCGACGTGGCAGAGCTGACCAGCAACATCATCGGCACCATACTGCCGGATGGCAGCTATACCGGCCTCAAGGCGCTGGAGCGGGCCGCCCCGGCCACCGGCGTCAAGCCCCGCATCCTCTGCGTGCCGGACAACTGCACCCTGCCCATCGCCACTGCCCTGGCGGGTGCGGCCAAGAAGCTGCGCGCCTTCGCCTATGTGCCAACCATTGCCGACACCGTCGAGGCGGCGCTCGCCTACCGCGAGAACTTCTCCAGCCGCGAACTGATGCCGATCCACGGCGACTGGACCGCCTGGGACACTACCGCCAATGCCAGTATCAAACTGGATGCCTGCCTCAAAGCGGCCGCCATGCGGGCATTCATCGACAAAGAAATTGGCTGGCACAAGACCCTGTCCAACGTCGGCGTGACCGGGGTCGACGGCATGACCAAGGCCCTGTTCTGGGATCTGCAAGACCCCGATACCGAGGTCGGCCTGCTCAACGCCAACGAGATCACCGCCCTCATCCGGGCAGGCGGCTTCCGCTACTGGGGCAACCGGACCTGTTCCGATGATCCCCTGTTCCAGTTCGAGAACTACACCCGCACCGCCCAGATCCTGGCCGACACCATGGCCGAGGCGCACATGTGGGCCAACGACAAGCCGCTCACCCCCACCCTGGTGAAAGACATCATCGAGGGCATCAAGGCCAAGGGTCGCGAACTGGTGGCGGGCGGTTACCTGCTCGGCTTTGACTGCTGGTACAACGAGGAGCTCAACGACAAAGACACCCTCAAGGCCGGCAAGCTGCGCATCGATTACAACTACACGCCGATGCCACCGCTCGAAGACCTCGGCTTCATCCAGCGCATCACCGACACCTACCTCATCGACTTCGGCGCCCGCGTCGCGGCCGCAGCATAAGGAGCCACCATGGCACTGCCGAAAAAAGTCAAACAGCTCAACATCTTCACAGATGGCACCAACTGGATTGGCGAAGCGGAAGAATTCACCTTTGCCAAGCTCTCCCGCAAGTTCGAGGCCTATCGCGGCGGCGGCATGGGCGGCGCCGTCAACATCGACATGGGGCTCGATGACAGCGCCCTCGATACCTCCTTCACCATGGGCGGCTACAGCGCCGAGATCCTGGGCAAGATGGGCAATGGCAAGATCGACGGTGTCGCCCTTCGCTTTGCCGGTTCCATCCAGCGGGATGATGTCGTCGGTGTGCAGGCCGTAGAAGTGTTCACCCGAGGTCGTTTCAAAGAGATCGACTGGGGCACTGCCAAGGTCGGCGATAACAGCCAGGCCAAGGTCAGCATGGTCAACACCTACTACAAAGTGACCATTGACGGGGCCGTCATCCACGAAATCGACCTGCTCAACATGATCGAGATCGGCCCCGATGGCGTCGACCGTATGGCCGAACACCGCAAGGCCATCGGCCTCTAACCCACCCAAAAACCCAACGGGCGGCCCACAGCCGCCCTCACCACATATCTAGGAACCAACACAATGGAAAACAAGACCGTTACCCTCGACCAAGTCATCCAGCGCGGCGATACCACCATCACCGAGGTCCAACTGCGCAAGCCCAAGGCGGGTGAAATGCGCGGCCTCAATATGACCGATGTGGTGCAGATGGACGTCAACGCCCTCACCAAACTGCTGCCCCGCATCACCACCCCGATCCTGACCGAACTCGAAATTGGCAACATGGATCCAGCCGACCTGATGCAGTTGGGCAGTGAGGTAAGTGCTTTTTTGGTACCGAAGAGAATGGCCTACCTCATTGCGTAGACGAGGTGATGGCCGATCTGGCCATCATCGCCCACTGGCCGCCGTCCGAGATGGCGGCCATGGAGATCAGCGAGCTGATGGGCTGGCACCAAAACCTCGTTGAGACCCACAACCGCATCAACGGGGCAACAGAGCAATGAACCCTCTCAAACTTCAAATCCTGCTCGGGGCGGTCGACAAGTTGACCGCCCCCCTCAAGGCAGCCAGCGGCCAGAGCCGCATCACCGCCAAAGACCTGGTCGAGACGAAAAAACGCATCAAGGAGCTGGAAACCCAGAGCGGCCAGATTGACGGCTATCGCACCCTGGGCCAACAGATTGGCGCCACCCGCGCCCAACTCACAGCAGCCCAGCGCGATGCCCAGCAGATGGCCCAGCAGTTTGCCAAGGTCGAGCAGCCGACCAAGGCCATGACCCGCGCCATGGAGCAGGCCAAGCAGAAGGTGCGCGACCTCTCCCAACAAGAGCGGGAAATGGTCGCCCGTCACGGCAGCCTGAAACGGGCCCTGGGCGAGGCAGGCATCAACACCAAGCAGCTCGGCGAACACCAGCGCCGCCTCAAGACCGATCTGGCTTCCGCCAATACCCAGCTCGACCAGCAGCGCGCCAAGCTGGGCCAACTGGCCGACCAGCAAAAGCGCCTCAACCAGGTCAAGGCCAGCTATGACAAGACCATGTCCATGCGCGGCACCATGGCGGGCTATGGCGCCGCAGGCATGGCAACCGGTGCCGCGGCTATCTACAAGGGCACCAACATCGCCAGCAAGGCCATGGGCTTTGATGTCGATATGTCCAAGGTGCAGGCGATAACCCGGCTGGACAAAGGCAACGGCGAACTGGCCGCCTTGCGGGCTCAGGCGCGGGAGCTGGGCGCCAATACCGCCTTCACGGCGGGCGAAGCGGCGCAGGGCCAGGGCTTCCTCGCCATGGCTGGCTTTACCCCCAAGGCGATCCGCGATGCCATGCCGGGTGTACTCGACATCGCCAAGGCGGGTGGCGTCGAGATTGCCGCCGCAGCGGATATCGGATCCAACATCCTGACCGGCTTCAAGCTGCCAGCAAACCAGATGAACCGGCTCGGGGATGTAATGGTCGGCACCTTCACTCGCGCCAACGTCGACTTGCAGATGCTGGGTGAAACCATGAAGTACGTGGGCCCGGTGGCGGCCGGCCTCGGCGTCGATCTTGAAACAGCCTCCGCCATGGCGGGCAAGCTGGGGGATGCTGGCATCCAAGGGAGCATGGGCGGTACCGCCATGCGGGCCATTCTCGGCCGCCTGGCGGCGCCTCCCAAGGCCGCACACGACGCGCTCGCCGCCCTGAACGTGAAGACCGCCGATGCGGCCGGTAACCTGCGCGCCCTGCCCGATATTCTCGACGAGCTCTACAAGAAGACCAGCAAGATGGGGGATACCACCCGCTCGGGCTACTTCAAGGCCATCGCCGGTGAGGAAGCCTTCGCCGCCCTGGCCGTACTGACCGAACAGGCGGGATCCGGCAAGCTGCAAGAGCTCATCGCCACCTTGAAGCAAACCCAGGGGGAAGCCGGCAAGGTCGCCAAGGTCATGGCAGATAACGCCATTGGTGACCTGGATAACCTAACCTCCGCGTGGGATGACGTGGGCATCCAGATGATGGAGACCGAGAACGGCCCGATGCGCGGGATCATCCAGCGCGTCACCGAGATAATCCAGGTCACCGGTGACTGGATGCGGGCCAACCCTGAACTCACCTCCACCCTGACCCGTATCGCTGCCGTCACCGCCGTGGCAGCTGCCGCCGGCGGGTCACTGCTGCTGATCGTGGCTGGGCTGCTGGGTCCGCTGGCGGCCATCAAGATGGGGATGTCGATGCTGCTGGTCTATGGGAGCCCCCTGCTGACCTTCATCAAGGCGCTGACCATGGGCATGGTCAGACTCGGCATTGCCATGCTCACCAACCCCATAGGCTGGTTCATCATGGGCATTGTGGCCATCGCCGCCGGGGCTTACCTGCTCTACAAGAACTGGGACGGCGTCGCCGCATGGTTCGGCGGATTGTGGGCGCAGTGCCAGGCCCCTGCGCTCGCCTTCTGGGAGCTCCTGAAAGAGCTCTTCTCATGGACGCCTATCGGCATGCTGATCATGCACTGGGGCGAGATCTGGGCCTTCTTCGATACCCTGCCAGCCGGGGCGGCCAACAAGGGCAAGGCCATCATCGACGGCCTGATTGGTGGCATCACTGCGAAGTGGGAGAGCCTGAAAGCCAAGATAAAAACCCTCACCGACCTGCTGCCGGACTGGATGAAAGGGGGTGGTTCGGTCACGGCCAACGTCAACCCGTCAGGCTACCTCACCGGAAACTACAACACCCCGGCCATGGCCGGGGGATCCGGTTACGGCCCGCGCATCGTGACGCCGCCGCGCCCGGTCGCCAGAGGCAACACCACCACCCAGATCAGCGCACCGATCCACATCGTCCAGCAACCCGGGCAATCCGGCACGGATGTGGCGCAAGAGGTTCGCCGCGAACTGGACAGACGCGAACGGCAGGCCGCTGCCAATGGCCGCGCCTCCCTGACCGATCGCAATTAAGGAGCAACCACCATGATGATGACCCTGGGCTGGTTCGTGTTTATGCGCTCGACCGTGGCCCCCCTCTCACAACAAGACGAACGTGCATGGCGCCATCCGGGCAATAACCGGATTGGTGCTCGCCCGGCTTACCAGTTCGTCGGCCCGGATGACGAAACCAGCACCCTGAGCGGGGTGCTGCTGCCCGAGGTGACTGGCGGCCCTGTCTCCCTCGACATGCTCAACCAGATGGGCGACAGCGGCCAAGCCTTCCCGCTGATCCAGGGGGATGGCGCCATGCGTGGGTCATTCGTGATAGAGGGTATCAGCACCACCCGCAGCGAGTTTTTCAGCGATGGCACCGCCCGCAAAATCGAGTTCACCATCAAGCTCAAGCGGGTAGATGACAACGACAGATCTCTTGTCCAAACCCTGCTGGGACGCACCGCGGGCAACCTCTTCGGCCGCCTGGGTCTGGGCAAGCTGGTCGGCAGTATCGGCAACAAGCTCGGGGGGCTTCTTTGATGGGGGAATTCGACCAGTTCGGCACGCGATTGGCAGAGAATTTGGGGCTGACCAATCCGCTCGACGCCTTGCGCCTAGGCCACCCGGTACCGGCTTACCAGGTGCTGGTCGATGGCAAAGACATCTCGGCCACCATCAGGCCGCGCCTGATGTCGATGACCATCACCGACAACCGGGGCTTCACCGCCGACACCATCGAGATCACCCTCGATGACAGCGACGGTCAGCTCGATATGCCACGCCGGGGCGCCACTCTGCGCGCCCTCATCGGTTGGCAAGGCCAGGCCCTGGTCGACAAGGGCACCTACAAGATCGACGAGGTGGAGCACGGCGGGGCCCCGGATGTGCTCACCATACGGGGCAAGTCAGCCGACCTGCGCGGCGGCATGAACAAACTGCGTGAGCAAAGTTGGCACCAGACCACCGTCAGCGGCATCGTCGATCAGGTCGCCGCCCGCTACCAGCTCACGCCCTGCGTGGGTGACTCACTCAAGGGCCAGCTGATCGACCACATCGACCAGGCCAACGAGAGCGATCTCGCCTTCCTCACCCGCCTGGCTGGTCAGTGCGATGGCATCGCCACCGTCAAGAATGGCCGCCTGCTGTTTATCAAGGCAGGCCAGGGAACCACCGCCAGCGGTCAGCCTCTGCCGGCCATCACCATCACCCGTCGGGATGGCGATCAACACCGCTTCTCAGTGGCTGACCGGGATGCCTACACCGGCGTGACCGCCTACTGGCAAGACAACAAGGAGGCGGAAAAGAAGAAAGTCGAGGTGAAGCGCAAGAAGAAGGCCAAGCCGAAGCAGGAACGGCCATTGCCGCCTGGGGTCGTGGTCAACAAGAAAGAAAACGAGCTGCTGGTCGGCAGCAGCGAGAACGTCAAAGAGCTGCGCCATGTTTACGCCAACCAGAGCAACGCTATGCGGGCCGCCCGTGCGGAGTGGGAGCGGATCCAGCGCGGGGTCGCCGAGTTCGACATCACCTTGGCCAAGGGGCGCCCCGAGCTCTACCCGGAACAACCAACCACCGTCAGGGGATTCAAACCTGATATAGACGCCGCCCCCTGGTTGCTCACCCAGGTGGTGCACGACCTCACCAATCAGGGCTACACCAACCGCGTACAACTCGAAGTGAAGCTGGAAGAGCTGCCAGAATGAAAAATGGCGGCAGAGCCTAAGCTCTGCCGCCACTTCGTCGCCATCATCAAAATAAAAAATGATAACGCACTGATTTAAATGAGATAAACAAACTCAATTTAGTCGAGATGGTTGTAG